CGGCTTCCGACACGGTTACGTTGACTGCCGCGGCTCATGGCATCTCGGAGATTCTTTTCGTGATTCCTAAGTTGACCGCTGGTTATGACGCCGCGTTGGCTGGCATTTTCGCCACCTTCTCGGGGTTGGTCATCACGGTTGCGACGACCGCCGCCGCGGGAACTGCCGCGACGGACTGGACGGGCGCGACTGCTGAACTGCTTGTGATCGGACGGTAACAATTGAACAAGCCTGACCACGGGGAGAACGTGGCAAGCGGGTGGAATGCCCGCACAAATTTAGAGGTGACGAGATGACGACGGCCTGGACGAACCGCAACAACGCGGATTCTGGCATGTGGGAAATTCGCGGCGAGGGAACAGGAACCGTTAGCGTTGGCGGCGGAAGTAGCAGTTTTTGTGTTGGACCGATGACCAATTTTATTTTCTGGTCGCCGAGAATATTAAATTTCGGGACCATTATTGGCGGTCTTGATCAGTGGACGAACCGAACGCACGGTAGTGGCGGGTGGAGCGTTAGATGATTAACCCTAAGGAGGCCAAAAATGGCCGCGACTAAGACAGCAAAAACTTTTCAATCAAGCACGTCAAATACGGCCGGATCCACTACTACGGGGTCAACCGTTTCGCTCACGACGTCCTATGGGTGTCTGATGACTGCAAAAATAACCAATGGGGCGACAGGCCCAACGGTGGCGTGTGATTTTGTGGTCGAAGTATCTAACGACAACTTCTCCTCCGACACAAAAGAGGTTTATCGGGCGACGGCGAGCGTAACAAATAGCGCGGTTCATTATTTCGCTTTTGAAATACCGGCATCCGTAATGTATGCGCGGAGCAAATTTACCGGGAATACAGGGCAAACAGTTACGGTGGAGTGCACAGGTGAAGAGCTAACGACGATCTAATGGCCAAAATTCAACGCGGGGGATCGTTTCTTTCGAATGAGATTAGAAAGAATTTCTCTTCTTTCTATCTGTTCGGGGATTTGTCTACAACAAAAAAAGATTTGGTTGGCAAAAACGATCTCACCTATGCGGCGGGTAGCCCATCGCTTTTTTATGGGAAAGATTTTGTGGGTGAAAAATTCGATGGAACCAAGTATTTGGTCAATACTTCTATTTCTATCCCAATCACGAACGTCCCCGTGTTCGTGTATTTCAACGCCAAGATAAGCGAATCGAGCGGTTCAACTATGCGTTTGCTGAGCATGAACTCGTCCTCTCCGCCAGGGTACCAAATTGACATTTATAGAGACGCGGGCGGAGCGGCGCGCGTATACGGCCAGGTGACACATAGCGATCTGGTACCGCCGAACGACATCTCTTATACGAAGAACTCGAAAAACAACGCTGATTATTACAGTGCTGGCGTTTTCAGTTTGAGAAGCGACGCCTTGGGCACGTTAAAATTGTTCGTAAATGGAGAAAAGCAAGACATCAACCTTTATCGGGCAATCAATATTGGGGCCGGAGGAAGTATCAATAAAATTTCCATTGGGGCAGGGACTACCGGGGCGAACGGGTTCATTGGTGGAATATTCTCGGCTGGCTGGGGAACTGGCGAACCGAATGACGATTTTTTCATAAGGCTCTCAAAAAATCCGTACGAGACGATCTTTCAGAAAAGTTTTTATCGAATGAGAGCCTCAGTCGGATCAAAACAAAGACGTTCGTTTTCGTCTTTGGGGACACGCTCAGGAAAAAGGCAGGCCACCTAATGAACAAATTACGCAAGCAGTCCAGCACGACGTATCCGCTTTTCTTTTTAATGGTTGACTCGACGGATCATGTGACCGGAAAAACCGGGCTTTCCCCTACCGTAACGATTTCAAAAAACGGGGCCTCTTTTGCCTCTCCGTCCGGAGCGATCACCGAGGTAGGGAATGGGCTCTATAAGATTTCCGGCAACGCCACCGACTCGAACACGGTTGGGGAGCTATGGATTCACGCGACGGGAACAGGGGCCGACCCTACGGATACGTCTTACACTGTGGTCGCCTATGATCCGTTCGACTCCGTTCGGCTTGGCCTAACGTCACTTCCTAATGCGGCGGCGGAAGCGGCTGGTGGGCTCTATACTAGGGGTTCTGGCGCTGGACAGATAAACCAGCCAGCCAACGGACAGATTGACGCCAACGCTGTTAAGATCGGCGGCACGGTGCAAACCGCGAGAGACATCGGAGCAAGCGTCCTCCTCTCCCCTGGGACAGGGACAGGCCAGGTGTCCATCTCTTCTGGCGTCGTTAGTTCCAATATTACGCAGATCGACGGGCAAGCGACAAGTGGCAACAACGCCACGCTTAAACTAAAAAGTCTGGACATTCAGAGCGATTCATACCTTGTAAATGCCGTCAATGTTGTTGGCGGTATCAATCCGAACTCCGGACAGCGGGGTGGGAACGGTATCAGGGTTGTTGGCGGAAACGGAGACTCTCACGGTTACGGTATTTACGTTGCGCCGAGCCCTACGGGAAGCGGAAGCTCCCCTGCCGTATTGCTTGATGGTTCTGTTGGCGGATGCTATGGGCTTCAAATAACAGGGAAATCCGTCCCGCCAGTCCTACTGCAAAGGCTTGACTCTGGGAGTGTTGTGATCCAAACCTATAACTCCTCTTACGCCACAGGCGACATTGATGCAAACATTTCTGGGTATATCGGGAGCGTGGTTACGTTACGGCCAGTCAAAAACACGGGATACAACAATTTCATGTTCCCAATGTTTGACGCCTCAACGAAATCGCCTAAGTCTGGACTGTCGGTAACGGCGGAACGGGCGATTGATGGAAACCCATTCTCCTTGTGTTCTACCGCTGTCGCAGAACTCGGGAATGGAGTCTATCGCATTAATCTGTCCGCAAGCGACATGAACGGCGACAAGATCATGTTCCGGTTTACAGCGACCGGTGCAGATGATCAGTTGATTGAAGTCTTTACCCAAGGGTAAGGGGGCAAAATGGACAAGATGAGCGGGTCTGAGCTTTACGATTACATCGTTAGAACTTTTAAGCGCACAGACAAATCAGCGGAAGTTTACGACGCCATTACAGACACGCTTATGGATATGTGTGAAGAATTCGGCTTTGAGGAAAACAAGGTGGAGGCGTATACGACGGCAGGAATCTCCGCGTTGGGCGATTACAAGATCGACCTGCCTGACGATTTCGGTCATCTAATTGGTGATGTTCGATGGACCGACCAGGACGATTCCTACACGTTGACGAAACTCTCTAAGCAAGAATTTAACGAGAAGTTCCCCGAGCAAGAATGTGACGATCCGGACGACGGGGAGCCGACGCATTATTGTGTTTTCGGTAAACAGATTTTACTTGGTCCCGTCCCCGACAGAACGACATATGAATACCAGATTGATTACGCCAAGTTCCTCCCGGACGCGGTGACTAGCGTTTCAAGTGATGTGATGTTTACCGACAACGCGCGGGAGTGCGTAAAGTTTGGCGCGTTGGCGCGCCTTCATGAGGTCATGGAGGAATTTGACAAAGCGTCTTTCTATTCACAGAAATACGACGTGGAACTTGCGGAATTCGTTGGGCGAGAGAAGAAGAATACGCGGGCGATCTTCGCCATGAAGGAAATGAAATAACAATGGCCATAAAGCTAAATATCCCGCTTCCATCTAAGGGCCTTGTAGTTGACAGGCCCTCTGAGTTCGTTGACGAAAGGTCGGCGTATAACATCCGGAACATGGAGTTCAACCGGAACATCATTCGGAAGCGGGCCGGGAGTTCTCTCCTCGGGGCCTCTCTTGGGGAGCGAGTAATGCGGCTGTTTGAGCTACAGGTAGGATCAGAGACACGGCTTATTCGTGTGGGATTAACGAAAACCGAGGACCTGACAAAATCTACCAGTACATGGAACGACATATCGAGCGCGCCATTGACTGGGACTCTTGATGACGCGGTGAGTGTTTCCTATCCGTTATTGTCGGCTGAAAAGATTGCAGTCTTCACAAACGGCATTGACCCGATTCGGAAAGTCGGCATTACCGGGGACGACGCGGCTCTTGGCGGAACCCCACCAATCGCAAAGTTCGTCCGAGCGTTTGGGCCTTATCTTGTGATTGCCTACGTAACGGACGGCGGGGATACGTATTACAGCAGGGTCCAGTGGTCGGATACGGACAGTTGCGAGACGTGGAGCGGTGGAAACGCTGGGAGCGTCAATCTTCTGGAAGACCCGGACGATATTACAGGGATGGGAGTCTTTGGGAACTTCTTGACGGTCCACAAGGCGACGTCCATTTATCTTGGCCAGTTGGTAACAACATCGGACGTTTTCAGGTTTGACAGGAAATCAACTGGCGTTGGATGCGTAGCAGAGGCGACGATTCAGAACATTCCGAGCGGTGAGCAGATATTTTTAGGCTCCGACGGAATACATCTTTTCAATGGGATTACGGCCCCACTCATAGATTCACCGATTCAAGATGAGCTTCGGGAGACGATCAACCCCGGTGCGGTGAAACGATCGAATTCAGTCTTCGTGGAAGAACTTGACGAGTATTGGTTGGCTGTCCCGATCGGATCAGATTCGGACCCAAGCACGATCTATAAATATAACTGGCGGACACAGCAGATTTATCGGGACGATCGACCGAATTGTACGGCCATGTCTCTTTACCTGAACACGACGGCAGTAACGTGGGATTCGGCGGTTGGGACGTGGGACAGCCAGACAAAGCGGTGGGACTCGAATGACGCTTTGGCGTTGAATAAAGTAATTGTCTTTGGAAACTCCGACGGGGAAACACATAGACGAGAATCTGGTTCTGCGACGGACGGGACGGCGGCAATTGATTCTCTCTGGGAGACGAAATCATTTACCGCGACAGACTTCGGGATTCCTGACATTGACCGGATGATGAGGTGGAAGGGCCTAGAGTTGTGGGCGTTGGGTGCAACGGTAAAGGTCGAATATTCAATCGACAACGGAGAATCATGGACCACGGCGACAACGTTGACTCTTGCGAGCTACTACCCGACGGACAGCGCGCCGCTTAACGTTTATTTTGATGTTGTGTCTTCTTCGATTCGTTTTAGATTTACGAATTCAGAGGATAACGAAACGTTCACGATCAAGAAATACCAGATTGAAGCGACGCCGCGGGAGGCAAGAAAGTGACTAAGTTTTCAGAGCCAAACTTCCCGGCGCTGTTCACGGAGCAGTTTGACAAGTTGCGGACGTTTGACAAAGAACTGATCACGGCCTTAAGTAATTGGTCGATGGTTCTAAAGTCGATCCTCGACGGTGGAATTTCGATTAAGGACAACGTGG